TTTTATTGCTTGTTGCTGCTCCTGCATTATCTAATGTTATTTCAGCACCACCATCTAATCTTAATGACTGTGTAGCAACACCAGCATAAAATCCAAGATCTGGATCTCCTGCACCCTCTGAGCGTAAAATTGTCATGCTATGTCAATGCTCCTGATACTGACATTATAATTTTATCATTATTAGCAGAATTACTAAGTGTAGCATTTGGTTGATCTACTGTGCAAAAATAACTCAACATATACTTACCAGCAGTCGATATTGCAGTTAATTGATCGGCATTGATTAGTATAGGGGAATCTACAGTCAAAGTATGTCCACCAGAGTTATCAAGAAAAATTGTTCCTGATTGACCAGCCACAAAATTATCTAATTCAATCTCATCATTACCACTTGGTGTATAATTAAAATGATTACTAACTGCTAGATCCATTTGACCATTTGTATTAGTCGTTACTGTACCTGATGCTCTACCAGTTACAGTAATGTCATTGCTCACAGTAACTTTAGTTGATGCTGTTAAATCTATTGTTGGTGCAGTGATTTCTACTTCTGTATCAGCATCTATATCTAATTGCCCATCAGTGCTTGAGTTGATAGCTAAAGCACTATCTCTGAAAGTCATTTTTATTGCATCATTTAATAATAATGCAGAATCATGCACATGAGTTAAAGTTACATCGTTATTAACACCAAAACCTAATACTGCAGCATCACTATCTAATTTTAAATCATTACTTACTAAAACTGCTGTTGAGGCATTCAAATCAATAGTTGCTTCACCATCCACTGTCAAAACACCATCAGAGCTTTGATGTACAAAACTAGCAGCGTCACCAAATGTAAGTTTGTTTGTGCCATTAAGTGTAAGTCCAGTGCCATCTGTGTGTGTTAAAGTTGTGTCTGTATCTGCTCCAAAGCCAAGCACTGCACTATCTGATTTAAGAGTTAAATCATCTCCAACAATTAAATCGTCATCTACTGTTAGGTCAACGGCAGCTAGATGTGCAAAAGCATCCACTACATTTGCTGAACTCCCACCTCCATCTAAATAAACTACTTTAGTTGTGCCAGGTGTTATTGTTACATTACTTCCAGAACCTTGAGATATGATAATGTTTTGTGAACCACTTGTACCATTTTCTATAAAATGTAATCGTCTAATATCATTAGGTGATATTGTGATTGTACAAGCACTATCTAATGTTCCAGTGTATTTAACATACATGGCTCTAACACCATCATTGCCACTACCACCATCACTAGCTCCATCTGCTATTACACTTGCATGAGTATCAGCATTGGTCGTTATTGCCTCTGTGCCAAAACCTAAAGCCTCACCTATGAGTTCTAAGTTTGTATTAGTTTTAGTACCCCATTGCCCTGATTGTTCACCAGTAGCCATTTCTTCGAGTCTTAAATTGTTTACAAATGTACTTGCCATTATGCGACCTCTTGCCAGTTAGCTGTTTGATTTGGAACTATTAAACTATATACTAGTTCCTCTCCAGTGCCACCAGTAGCACTAACTCCTGTTAAAGATACCACACATTGTGGTACTGTGACAACATCCTTTATAGATGCTTGTAAAGCAGGTAATCTATCATTATAATCAGAGGGAACTACTTCCACTGTTGTAACAACAGAAACACCATCATTGTTAAATGCACTTGTCATTGCCATACTTACTGGAGTGTTAGCAGAAACTGGAGCTCCAGTTGTTGTTTCTATATTAGGAATACCAAGAGTATTTGCTGTATAACCCATTAAGGCATGATTATAACATTGATAATGCAATGTAGGTGCTCCGTCTGGAACAGTTATTTCTACATATCTAGTTGTGCCTGCGTTAAAAGTAGAGGTGTCAACATAAGATGATTGAGATACAGAAGAACCATCTATATTATAAGTTACACCACTTGTGTATCTTGTATTTTTGTCTTTATCCGTATAAAGATTAATTGGATGTCCGTCATTACTGCTATCACTTTGATCAAATCTATATGTATTACCTTCATACATAGTTAAAGTAACATCGGCAGTGGCAGTCGATCCACCTATGGCGTATTTTTTCGTAGATGCTCCAGTGGCATTATAATACGGATGATTTGTAGGATTACTTTCATTTACAGTGACAGTAAATGTGGCTGTACTAGCACCAGTTTGACTTATAGCAGTGGTTGCAGAAACACCTGATACGTTAACGAAAACACCTGGCACACCAACTACAGAGTTTACAGAAGCTATTGCCTTTATTTCTGGTAAAGAAGGTGGGTCATAACGAATTACAACAGGAGTTTCTTCGTTCCAAGCACCATCATTCCATGCACCTCTACCCCAACCTTGTAAGGTAGTGTTTGACAATTTAGGCTATCCTTATAATCGCATTACTTGCATCAGCAGTTGGAAACTGAATTGTAAATGTGCCAGATGTTGATGTTTTGTTTGATACAAAATCTAAAACACATACTGCTTTATTACTGTTGGTGTCGTTGTATATTAAAGCACCCATTGCAGTAATTGATGCAGTTGTAAAACTTAAATCAGCAAAATCTGTAAAAGCAGTTGTTCCAGAAGTCGTTGGTGCAACTTTAGTCAATGTGCCACCACCAGTAGAATAAGTGCCAGTTGTTCCTACTTCACCATTTGTGGTAAATGCAGTAGTCGTAGCTCCTAATGTTGCAGTAGATGAATTTTTACCTCCACTACCTTCTGCATACAACGCTAATTTAAAAGCGTTTCCGTTTGTTGCAAAATTATGTGTACCTAGCATTAACTCTTGTTTAAATGCAGTACACATTGCTTGTGCTATAGCCATATTAGAGTCTCCTTATATATTCAGCCGTTTCCTTTTGACCACTTGATCTAAGAACTTGAATAATACTAGCACGTTCCTCTTTTCTTGCCAAGATAAGATAATAATAGATTATTCCTTTAAGCTGTTCTCTAAATAATTTAGCTTGTTGCTTAACATGAGGAGGTGCATTATCTGATATACTTGCAATTTTATCTACTGCTAAATCTGCAATCTGTTCATTTTTTAATCCTCCTTTTTGTGAGGTCATAACATTTACACTGCCTATCTCTGATACATTTACACTAAACATTTTTTTTCTCCTCGTAAGTTACGCCAGGTATGTCCTCCCTACCAACAATATTTGGTGTCGAGTCTAATGGTTCTGGTGGATCTAATTTTGATTTTCTTGTAATTAACATACTACCATTTGTTGCAGTAGAAACTAAAGGATCTTCTAATCTGTGATACCCATAAAATTTTTGATCATCTGGAACATTCGTATCTAGTAAAGAAGAATTATAAGCAATATTTAATTTAATACCTTTTGTTGCTGCTATAGCCAACCAAAACTCACAACAGCCTCTTCCAGCTTCAGCAAAAGATACATTTTTATGTGTAAAATCCATTCCATATAAATGTAACTCTTTAACATCTATATATATTGCATATGCTAGTGCATAAGCCACTGTGTTATTAAGATAAGTANANCCAACTTTTTTTAAAACGTCTTGTAATGGATANTCAATCACATCNGGACATCTTTTATCTAATGTACAAGAGAAAATTGGCACATTTAATTTNACTTGCAATCTTTCAGCCATAACATCTGTTTGNTTGCCTGCATTAGGTGTATCAAGAAATCTTGATGGTGGATCTAACATAAAACACTTATCGTGATAAATNATGGAAGACATTGAGTTAATAGCCCAAACTTCATCAAACTTTTCACTACGCATTCTACTTCTTATATATTCAAAACCACTGTTGCCGAGTGCAACAATAGCTACGCTTTTAATTTTTTTCATTTTGCTACCTTTTATTGTTTTGGAACTCTGACCAGACCCTCTCTAAAAGCATCTGTATTTTCTTGTCCCTCACCATATACTTTAAGTCTACTCATGGCTTCTGTAAATCTTGCAGTATAAAGTTGTATTAAATCTGACTCACCTTTCATAAAAGTATATGCCTCAACAAGTGAAGCATACAATAAGGCATCAGGTGCATTTGTGCTTATCCATGTGCTTCCTGTATTATCAGTCGTTAATGAAGCAGGTCTATAATAATAATGTAATTCAACGGCATAGCTAGAATCTGGAGTTGGTGCAACTATAAATGTATTAACATCAAATGATGAGTAAAATCTAGGGCTACCAGTTGTGCTTGGATTTGGAGTAAACTCTTGAATGTAATTAACATCTTTTTGCAATAAAAATATATTTGCACTATCTTTTACGAAAGACAAAGAAAAAGTTGCCAAATAATCAGATGGTTTTTCTAAAAATTTATTGCCACTTGTCATTGTTCCAGTAACATTTTTTCTAAAATAATCTAAATCAACAACTTTAAATATTCTTTCTTCAGCATTTTTAATAAAAAAAGGTATTTCTGCTACAAACGTGGCTTCATCATTTTGTGTCCACTCTTGTATTGATGCTGTCAATGTGGTTAAGGTAAAACTCATGTTGTACTCACTGTAACTGTTCCAACAGACACTGTTGCACTAAAACTTGTTAACAAAGATCCAATGTTCCCTAATCCAGTATTAGTGTAAACAATAAATTTTTTATTGTCATCTTTTACATCTGGTCTTGCATCTCTTATAGCTTCAAGATCTGTTCTTATTCTTGGTGGAGTTAATTGTGGATGTTTCTCTTCATATTCATCATAACCAACTATGCTACCATTCCACTCTTTTCTCATATCTCTTATTCTGTAACGAAATCCAGAACGATCTGATATTCTATAAGCATATTTACCTTTAGCAAAAGCCATTATCCAACCTTATAATAATCTAACTTTGGTGTAATACTAAATGAAGATCTATCTCTGTCTTCACCTATAGCTCTTTCAAATTCCTCTTCATATACACTTTTTAACAATTGTATTCTGTCAGGAGCTCTTTTCATTGCAATGTAATATGCAAGTCCAGCAGTAAGACATGGAAAAAATCTAAAAGGCACTTCAAGTGTATTTACTTGAGTATCTGCATCTTGCATTCTTGTTAAAGCATCATAAACTAAAACATCAGTGCTATTTTCTGGTGTTGGATATAATTTAAGATTTGGTGTTATCTGTCTATCTAAAAAATATTGTGTTGCTCGACCTGTTGTTGATTTAGTTGGTATGTTTAAAAATGTATCTCTACTTATTCTACTCATACTAAAATCAGTGCCTGATCTTCTTACAACCACTGATAAAACATCAATTATATCTGTTCCCAAACTATACTCAGCAGTGCCTGAGGTAAGAGATTGTGTTCTTTGTTCAATGGTCCATTGGTTCAAGCCACGATTTGCCCACTCTGCCAACATAATGTTCATAGAACGTCTGGCTGTTTGCAAATCGTAACCTGTCCTAGCTTCTAAACCACATCTTTCAAAAGCTTCTTCAATGTACTCTGCAACATCTAATTCAAAATTATTTGAACTTGAAGTTGTCATTAGGCTTTACCACCCTTCTTCATTTTCTTAGCCATGCCACCACCACGCATTTTTTTCGCAGTCATGCCACCACCTCTCATTTTTTTGGGTTTTGCTTCGCCACCCATCATCATTTTAGCAGCTTTAGCCATATCTTTTGACATAGCCATCATTTTTCTTGGACTCATTGCCATTTTAGTCTCCTATAGTAAGTTTCACGTTGCTTATAAATGTCTTCAACATCGTACCTATTATAATAATTATCATAATATCCAAGTTTCTTCAATTTATTTGCACTTTCTTGAAGTTTACTTAGTCTTTGTACGAATATTAAAGAATATTCCTCACTAACAATTTCGTCAAAAGAACCATCATCTATAAGCTCATTAACGTCATCATCAGGGTGGAATCCCATTAACCAAATGTCTCTTTGGTCAAATTTCTTTTGATGTATCAATTCATTCAAATTTGTAAGATTGTTGTGAAAAGTTTCATTGTCTTCGTAACATAAATCTATAACAATTATTAATTCTTTTGAATCATGAAATTTATTTATTAAAGTATAAACTATGTCATAATTGTTCGTAGTCTTTACAGCAAAACCAACTTTATTATTTTTCCAAGCAGCTTTTGCATAAGGACATGATGGTAAATTATTGTAATTTTCATTAGGAATTTCTAAGGCATATTTAGACCAAGCTTTTATTTCGTCACAAATTTTTTGCTCTAGACTCATTTTTTCTTTCTACGCCTTGCTGCTTGTACTCTTCTTGGCTTACCTGCTGGTTGACCTAATCTTTTTTTCTGTGCAATACGTTTTCTTTTTTCAGAAGCTGACATTTCAGATGCAGTTTTAGGTGTTTTTGACGAAATACGTTTTGTTGGTCTACAGTATGGTGTCCCTCTTTTTTCACCTTTTTGCCTGCCACACTTCTTGCCAGTTCTCTGATCCTTCCAATCTTCTTTGAACCATCGTTTAAGAGCAAGACCAGCTTTTGTTTTTCGAACAGCCATTATCTAAACTTTGTTACTTTTCTTCTATTGTTCATAACTACACCACAACCTCGTGCAATGTTTGGATTTTTTGTTTTTCTCTTACGAGTTCTTTTTGGCACAGAACCACCATTTTTAAAATTTTTAGTAACATTTCCTTTTGAATCAACAGTAAACTTTGCACCTCGTTTTCCTCTACGATTAAAATCCATATTTTTAATTTGTTTCATTATTTCTTCTAAGCTTAAACCTGGTGTGATTTCTTCAAATTTTACATCACCTCCATTAGTCATTTGTACAACGCCACCCATTGCTTTTTTCTTGGCTTTCTTTTTTTTGCCACCAGTTCCGTAATTAGCTGCTCCTACCTTTCGGCATTTAGCTATAGCTCCTGAAGCATAAGCTGATGGAAAAACTCTGTAACGAGCTTTAACTTTATGATAACAAGCGTCTTTAGGCATAATATCTTCCTTTCAATACTTTCCAACAGGTACACCAATATTTTCTTTTCATGCACTGTGGGCAATCTTTAAGTGGTTTACCTGTTGCTCTTAGAATTTCTCCTTTTTTTAGAGGCACAATGTGCTTTTTCAGAAAATCCTTTAGGTCTTCTGCAATTGATTTTCCTCTTCCTCGCATTACTCCACTTCCTTTTTTGGGGAGGCTTTGACACTTGACGTGACATTTGTGACCTGCCCATAACCATTAGAAAAACTTCTCAAGAACTGCAACTCCTATAATAACTCCATAGATACCCCATAAACGAGTATCTAATTTGTTAAGTTTATTGTTAATACCATCAAATCTAGCATTGCATACTGACTCATGTTTTTCTAACATTTTTAATAATTCTTTACTTGTCATCTAACACTTCCATCGTCTTCTTGCTTGTCTCAACCTACTATTAGGATTTTTTGCTGCTTTTGGAAATTTTTTCATTTGTCCAGCAGATCTAGCACAAAAAGACTTTCTTCTTTTAGCAGCCTTACTACCTGGCTTTACTTTTCCTGTCACAGCAGTTTTAAGTTTACTGCCAGGGTTGTCACGTCTGTAACGTGCAACCCCAGCTTTAGTCATACCTGCTCCACTTTTTGTAGAGCGAAAGTATTTTTTAGTTTTAGGAGGCTGTTTATCTTGCTTCCTAGCCATTAATAGCTCTTTCTAACCTGCATGATAACAGTGTAAGTATCTGCTGAACTATGTCCTACAGTTGTAAACATAATATCACCAGTTACTCCAGAACTAGCTGGATTTACTAAACCACCAAATGATGTGTAATCGTGATGTCCACTTTGATTTTCGCCAAGCTCAATACAAAAATCATCTGTAGAAGCATCAAATAAAATTTTTACTTTCATTCCATTACACTGCCACCACATTTTTTCTATAGTGACCCTTGTGCAAGCTTCACCACGAACATTTGTAGCTAATGCAGAAACATCAACTTTTTTTACTGCACTTTCACCTGAACCATCAGAGATATTAGTAAATTTAAAAACAGCAATCTGATTACCATCCTGTAAGGTTTGAGAGGTAACTGCGTCTGCCATATTACTCTCCTATTAGTAAACTGAATATTCTATTTCAAGTGTAGCACGAAAAGCTGTTAAGGCTGTATCACAAGCATCACCTGCACATAAATATAAATTTTTACTTGCTATGGCTGCACTTATGTTTGGCTCAAACACATGAAAAGTACCAGCAGTTGCATCTAAATCTATATCTATCTCTGTTACTGAATCTGTTGCAGATATTCTTGGATTAAAAGAAGCTACTCCTGCACCAACAATTTCTGTTCCAGATGATATTGCAGTATTAGTTGCAGTACCAGATGTTGCACTAAGTTGTAAATTAGCTATAGAATTTGCATCACTTGCTGCAGCAGTTGTGATACCTATGACTACTTTGTGAATAAAAAACTTACTAGCAGTCACCAAAGCATCTGGATGATCTGTATTTAAAGCACCTAATTCAACTAAAACATCATCATCTGCATAAGTTGTATCTGCTGCATTAGTGTCAGCAAGACTTATTGCAAATGTTTGAATTTTTCTCGTACCCATAGATATTAGTTGTCCAGTTGAATTTACTGAAAAACCAGTTTCTGTAACTGCACCAGTTGTTGTATTTTTATTGATTACATTAAATCCACCCTCGGAACGGACTGGACCTGAAAAGGTTGTATTAGCCATGTTAATCTCCTTGTCTTGGCTACTGTCGAAGTTAATTCTTCGTCAAGGTTAAATTAAGTATATACAAAAAAAAGGGGTCTGAAAAGACCCCTTAATAAAAAACGAACAATTGTTCGTTTATGCTCCTGGTGATCCGAACACACATCTTGGATCTGAAAAACCAAAGGCATATCGCTCTCTAGCTTTGTATCTCATGTTACCAGTATCGAAATCAGCTTCCATACTTGTACTTAATGGTGTTCTTTCGAAATATTTAAAGCCATTAGGTGCATCTGTTTTAATAAAAAACGCATCTGTGTCTGTTAAGAAGTGGTTAATTGTATAACCCTCTGGTAACATACCCATATTTTTTATTGCGTTTACATCATTATCAGAAGTACCAACTCTTAATGTTGACTCTAATAATCTATCAGCCACAAACTGTAGTGCAGGAGGAATAATTAACTTAGTTCCTCTTAGTGCTACAATCATATTTCTTTCATCAACAAAATTAGAAATATCAATTAGTGCATTTTCTAATGATGTCTCATTCAAGTCTGCTGCAGTTGATGGTTCATTTCTAAATGTACCACCACCACCTAATGGGTGATCTGTAGCACATAGTTCTTTACCATCGCCTCCAGTAAAGCTTGAATCGAAAGCATTATTTAATGTAGCAGCAGCTTTTACCTGCTTTGTATGTGACATTGACCTTGCTAATGCTCTTGTATATCTTCTTCCGAGTTGATCATACAAGTTGTCTTCCATTGCTTCCTCTGTAAGTGCGAAAGCCAATGAAATTGTTTCCATTGTATAACGTGAAGTATATACTTCGTTTGCATCATCAAAGGCAACACCAGCACCTTCTGACTTAGTTTGTGCATTGCCAAATCCACTTAACATTACTTCTTCTTCGAATGCTCGATCTGAAGTTTCTGTCTCATAAATTTCAACATGCTGATTGTCATAACGATCATATTCCATGCCGAATAAAGCGTTAAGACCAGGTTCTAGTTCTTTAACTAGTTGTGCTCTTGATATAGCCATAATCTAATCTCCCTTACGCTAATCCTGCACCCTTTTGCCCAAATATGCTATTTTGAATAACAACTTGAACATTGGTTGCATCGGAACTTACATCGCTGTTCTCTGGATCTTGCGAAATATCAATCGCTTTCAGAGGTAAACCAGCAGTGGTCGCACCTGTTGCCACATCCAACTCTGAACCTGATATACCAGTTACAGTTGAACCTGCACTTGTATATACGATGTCAAAGTTACCAAATAAATCTGCAATAGGAAATGCAGCATTACCTTGAACCTCATATATGACATTTGGATCGTCAATAATAAAAGCTTCAATGTCTGACGCATTTGTACTTGCAGGATAAAAATTTGAAAAAGTTTCCTTTTTCGTGGTTGGGTCAGTAAACCTGCAACCATTGAATACTCCAACTATTGGAACAGTACCACCATCTGCGTGTCTTTCTACAGTTCCACCAGTGACTTGTGCAACCATGTCACCTTGGAAGATAGCAGTTCCGTAATTGGCAGCGATTCTATATCGGCTTTGTCCACCATGAAAGGCTTGTCCACCTATCATTTTTAAAGGACGTAATCCGAAAGCAGCATCTTGATTTGCCATTTAAGTCTCCTTAAAAAAAATACTAATTATCACTTTTCTTTCCACCAAATCGAACTTGTGATTTTCTCTCTGGTTTTAAGATCCTTCCAGCAGAAGATTCAGGTTGGCTTGCCAACTCTTGATCATAAACTGCCATCTGATTTGAAGTTTTTTTACGAAAATAATCATTTCTACTATCAGCAACTTCCTCTGGTATTCGTGCTAACAAAAGACCACCTTGACCGATTACTCCAGCATTTTTGCCTTCATCAATTGTTGGGGTTTCGAAATCAGGATATTCCTCTGCACGCACTAATTCATATCCCTCTCTTCTTCGCTTAAAGACATTTGACTTATCATCATAGTCCATTACACGTTCTCTGATCCACCTGTGTTTATACCCTACAGGAGCTTCGGGTGCATCAAGGGTTGATGGTGGCTTCCAATCAGTTTTTCTTTCCTGTTTTTCACGAGTAGCAGACTCTCGATTTGATCTATCAGCCATCTTATGCTCCTTTTTGCAATTTTAATTTTTGCTGTGCATATTTTTCATATGGCACACCAAGTTTATCAGCAGTTCTTCTTTCGCTCTCACTAAGAACAACTCTCTGTTTTCGTCCAGTTTTGACAGAAGCTCTGCCATTCACAGGTGCAACAGTTTGGACATTGCTGTTGTTCTGATCTTGTGGAAACAACTTAGCCATTTCTTTATCTATTTCTTCGTAATATCTGTCATCTGTAGCATCATACATTCTTGATACTTTTTTATCAGCTAACATCAAAGCTAAGTTTTTCTCTATTTCTTCATCTTTACCATACCAAGGATTTTTAGCAATCCATGCTTTAATTTTTGGATTATCTTCAATAGATGGTTGTTTTACTTCTTGTTTT